TTATTTTGCACGCGGAGAATACTCTGCCAGCGCATCTGAAACGGCCATTGCTGCCGTGTCGGCCCTGCCGTCAACAGCATGGCTGTACCAGCCGTAAGTATCCATACTTTTGCTGTGCCCTACCATGCGGCGCAGTTCTGCCGGGGACACGGCATCCTCGATGATGCTCACAAAGGTGTGCCGCAGCTCATACAGGCTGACCGGCGGGTCAATGCCGTTGCTGCGCTGGTAGAACTGCCAGTAGTTATAGAGGCTGTGCTCATTCTCCAACAGGAAGATTGAATCATCTCCCCGAAGAGGCCGCTCCTCTTCAAAGGCCCGCTGCTGCAGCTGAGCGTGGAGTTCCGCAGCCGCCAGCGGATGCAGGACCACCGTGCGGATAGCATTTTCGTTCTTGCCGTGTGTTTCCTCATCAAAGGTATTGATGGCCCGGGCAAGATGCAGCCGGTTGCCCTCCATGTCGCCCACGCGCAGCCCCAGCAGCTCCCCGGGGCGCAGGCCAGTCAGGACTGCAAAGCGATATGCATGGATATTGGCATCCTGTTCAACCTTGCCACGGACGATGCGCGTATCCGTGGAAAGCAGAACCCGCAGCGCGTCCGGCTGAAGGATCTTTCGGCCCTTTGGACGTGCTCCCCTGGGTACCGTGAGCCCCTCGTCCTCTGGCCGCAGGGCGGTGTATTTGTGCTGCCTTGCCCATTTCACAAAGCTGACTTCAACCGCCCGGATTCCCTGCAATGTTTTCCTCGAAAGGTTTCCCCTGCTCTTTCGGATGGCCTGCGGATTCATGCTGCCTTCCTTGTATGCCCGATTCAGTACATCCTGCAGCATTCCCGTATTCAGGTCACCGATCCGGCGGTCGCCCACCACTGGCAAGATGTAGTTCTGTCCGAACTTCTCCACCTGCTGGGCATAGCTTGTGCCGGCGGTGGCCCGCACCGAGATCAGATACTCGTTCCAGACCTCCAAGCAGCGCTTGGTGGTGCTGCAAATGCCCTCATCCAGCCAGGCATCTGCTTTTGCATTTGCTTCCCGCTGGCCAGTGCGGCCGGGCTTTGCGCTGGTAAAGGTTTTGCGCACGCCGTCCTTTTGCACCTTGACCTGCCAGCGGTTCTGGTTTGGCAGCCACTGGGCTGTGTTGGTCCGTTGTCCCATACAAAAAAACCTCCTTTGGGGTACACTTTGACAAGCCCGCCCAAAAGAGGTATAATCGCAATTGCTAGGTGTGCGATGACCCCGCAAGGGTGAGCCGCTTATGAAACGCTCTGGTGCTCCAACACCAGGGCGTTTTTTTGTTTTGTTCAACTACCGAGGATTCCTCGGCAGCTCAGGAGTGGTCATTTCCATTTTGGAAACAACCACTAAACTGTTGCAAAATTTGCAGCAGTTGAACGGCGCTCATTTTATAGTTGAGCAATTCTCGCTTTTGGGCACATTGCTATAATTTGGAGTCCATTTTTTCACTCATGTCCGGTATAGGCAAAGGATAACCTATACATTTGCAGTCTAAACGACCTCTGATCGTTTAATGATTTGTGTAATATGCATATATCAGCAAGATTTTGACAAAAAGATTATAGTAGATTCTTCCGAAATTCTCTTGCAAAATCAGACGAATTTCTTTATTATCGCAAGGGCCAGGAATTAAAAATTTCGTGGGAGGGCAGCAACATGACACGACAAGATTACATTACCGCTATTTTGAAACTGCTGGAAAAAGCCGATTTCCGCCAGCTGCGGCTTGTGTGGGTGTACGCAAGCCACCTGATCGGATGAGCCGCCAGCCACCACGCGAGGGAAGCCTTTACGGGCTTTCCTCTTTTTTTTGTGTTAATTTTTCGGCCATGTGCTCCAGCAGCTCCCAGTCCGCCGGGCTCAGGCCTGCCAGCATTTCGACAAAACGCTTTCTAAAAGTGTCGTTGTCATCCTTAGTCAGGTCGGCCAGAAAGGCCGCCACCTGCTCAGACTGGGTGTCCTGCACGAACATTTCGCCCTCGCCTTCGCGCAGCCATGCTTCCCGGACGCCGAACTCCCGGCAGATGTCGCTGATCGTGCGATCGCTGGGGGCTTTTGCACCAGAGCAAAGTTCTGATGCAAAAGGTTGTGAGATGTGCAAGCGGTTTGCAAAATCCACCTTTTTCAAACCGAGTTCTTCAATGATTTTCTTTATACGCTCGTTCATTTGTATCACCTCCTTCTATTTCGGATTGTACCACGCGGGTGCTACTGTGTCAAGGATAAAATTTAGCTCAGCTAATAATTTTGCGCTTGACATTGTAGCAGGGCTATGTTATAGTATAGCCAAGCTAAGACAGACTTAGCAATCCAAGTCAAAACGAAAGGAGGTGAAGAGGATGAAGGACAACCCATTCAAAATCCCACGGGAAGCAAAAGCCGCCAGAGTGATTCAGGTCATTGAGACCGTCACTCTGGCGGGAGATGGCACGGATGCGAATCCGGTTTATGAAGTTCATCAGTACTGGACTCTGGACGGTGAACTGCTGGCAAAGAATGACCCGTTCAGTCAGGATGACGTTCATCCTGTTTCTTCTCATCAATAACGAGGATTTCCCGGTACAGTTCTTCACGCTCGTGTCGGGCAATGTACCAGTCTTTCAGAAGCAACTCCAGAAGTTTGATGAGTTTTTGAGCCTCTCCGGGGTCGATATCAACGATCAGATTCACATCCTTTTCCATGTGTGCTCCGATGTTTCCCAAGCGCCTCACGCCGTTGAGTACCCGATACTGGTCGGCAGGAATTTTATCTTTGATCAGATCGATTTCTCCGGCAAGGTTTCCGGACTTCACGCCCCAGAAATCCCGAACCATTCCTTGCAGGCAGCGACGCGATAATGTGGCAGATGCTTTTGGACTTGCATCCAGAATTGAGCAGGCTTCCATGTAATCTCTTCTGATTGCTTCCGGAATATAGTCAGGCAATGTCATCCCGGTATACGGTGGATAGTTGAACGAAAAAAGTCCCTTGCTGCTGGCAAGCTGTACGGAATATTCGTGACAGGATGGACAGTAATGGTAAACCGCTATAATATCAGAAAGTATCGAATTGTATCCATATGGCCCATCGAAATCCTTTTGATCGAAATTATAGCTTATCCTACGTTCTTTCGTATTGTCGGACGCTTCATAGAACGCAACTCCACAATACGGACATTTGTATTTTTCAGACAACTTATAAACATCTCCCTTCCGTCTCAGTATACCGCAGAAGGGAGCACGCCACAACCCACCCGATGATGGCCCGGCGGCACGGGCCGAAACCATTCCGGTGACGCCGCCGGGATGGTTGTGGGAGCCACCCACAGAAAGGAGTGCTTAGTATGGCACGCAAGAACAATTCCCTGGACCCCGCCATGTATGGCCTGACGCAGCAGGACGTAGAGCGCGTGATTCGCATCCACACCATGTGCAAGGACATGGACGAGGACGCATTCGAGCAGATGGAGACCGCTGCGGCATCCATCAATCTGGTGGCCAGCCTGAAGAAGCTGGACAACCGGCCTGTGGCGTGAAAGGAGAGAACCACATGACCGACATCACCCTATCCAACAAGGAGGTGAAAAAGATGACGCAAAACGAACTCACTCAAGTGCTTCTGTGTGCGAGTCTGGTTCTCGGCATCGTGACAGCATATCAACGTTGGAAAAACCACTGGTAAAAGTCCTTATAACGGTTCCTTTGTTACTAAAAACTTTCAGCGTGTACGGTTTATTTTCCGCAATATGTCTTTCGGTGCTTGTAGAAGACAAAATCATGTGTTCAAATCCAAGTCCTTCAAGCTTAACCGGAAAAGTGTCGGAATACCATTCGGAACGACTTATTTCTTTATTTCCCCTTTTCTGGCTATTCATTAACAGCCTCAAACGATACTCTCCAAATCTGCATTCTCCTGCTCCAGATGAAAGCTCAAGTCCACTTAATGTAATTGATTCTCTGGATCTATTGATGAATCGGATGTTTAGAGCTTCAGTATATTTTTTGTCTGGACTTGGCCCAAAGCAAAAAACATTCTGAATTTCGATTTCAAGATTTTTACGATTCTTGATTTTGTCTGAAAGAAAATTCCAAATGGACAATCCAAAGCTTGCTATCGCAATCAGAAACGTCACATTTTCACGACTATTTAACCATTCAACCGTCTTATCAAACATTTTTCTCACCTCCCTTCCGCCCCAGTATACCGCAGAAAGGAGACCACAACAAGGAGGTACAAATCCACATGAACGACTTACAAATCTTCTCAAGCCCTGAGTTCGGGCAGGTGCGCACCGTCGAGATCGACGGCACACCGTGGCTCGTCGGCAAGGATGTTGCCGTGGCGCTGGGGTACAAGAATCCTACAAAGGCTATCATCGCCCATGTTGATGATGAGGACAAGCGGCTTGAGATGCTGCCGCAGGAGGCAGAAGCCCAAAATGGGACTCTGCCCTCTGGTTCCACTAAAACCGCCCTCATCAACGAGTCCGGCCTGTACAGCCTGATTCTGTCCAGCAAGATGCCAAAGGCAAAGGCCTTCAAGCGGTGGGTGACCAGCGAGGTACTCCCGGCCCTGCGCAAGAACGGCGTGTACGAGACCGTGAAAGCCCAGCAGCACATTGAGCAGTTGGAAGCCACCAATGCCCAGTTGAACATAGCCATCCAGAACGTGAGCAGCGCCAAGGCCGCGCTTGCCGAGGTCATCGGCCTGCGCAACGACTTCATCCACCACCGGGACAACTACAAAGCCCGGTTCCTTCAGGCCAAGACTGATTACGGCAAGATGTGCGATAGCCTGCGTCAGGCAGAAAGCCTGGTCGCCCAAGCTCAGGCCAACCTGGACAGCCGCATCGACCAGCTTCAGATCATTGCCTTTGGTCTGCCTGGCTTCGATGAGATCATGGCCGATGCGCTGGCCGGAAGAAGCCCGGCGGTGCGGAGTGAAAGGGGGTGAACCACATGAGCAACAACAAAAAGCCCGACGAAAGACCGGAAATCAAAGAACTCCTCACCCGCCAGCTGCAACTGGTGAGCAAGGAGTCCGAAGAAGCTCACGGGGAGACGCTGGCCGCACTGAGTTCTGCGGCTGCAGATCTGGCTCAAGCGGTGGCGGCGTGTAGCAGGGCCTTGGTTTATGCGTTTCCGGGCGGCTCAGAGGCAACGCCGAAAACACATACATTGACTATGGACGAGATGCCGCATCATCCATTCAGCTTGTGAATTGGGCCAATCGGTAACTGGACGAGGTATTCAAATCTAGGATTGTCACTAATCTCACCAGACCAATAACGATAAGCGGCATCAAATATTCCCGATACATGAAGTCCTATGAACCAAGATGGCCCTGCGTAACAAAGAGAAAGACCACCACACAGTAATCTTGAATCAAATTTTGGTGTATCATCAGGCGCATCAATTTCAAAAATTTGTGTTTGCGGTTTTCTTCCCAGTTCTGGCCATTCTTCTAAATCGGATATTTCTTTTACAGCAAAAAGTGAGGTCATCCTGGAAGGCAGCGCCGGAAAATAACATCTCCGAACCAATTCCGAAACCAATTCAATGATTTGGGCATCAGGGTGTTTTTTCACATTTTCAAACTCGCAAGCCGGAATCAATGGCGTTCCATCGGGAGTCCACCACAGTGGATTCGGCTTAAGTTCAGTGCTTAGGTAACTTTGCCCGTGCTTTGAAACTCCGTTTTGAAGGTCTCTTGCAAAGTAAGATTTTTGGACTTCCTCAGTCAGGTTTTCTAACGACTGCAATTCAATCTTTTGTCCATCCTTAAGCGTTCCTAATCGGTCAATATGATACAGTTTCATAATTTCACCTTCCTTCTGCCCCAGTATACCGCAGAAGGGAGCCGCCAACAAGGAGGTGAGCAACGTGAAAAAGCCTTATCTCAAAATCAGTCGTCTGGCAGAAGACCAGGATCTCAACCAGGGCGCACTTGCGGCCCTGATTGGGGTAAGCTCCAACACGATGACCGCACGGCTCAAGGGGACACAACCTTGGAGGAGTGACGAGATCGTTATCATCTGCAGAGCACTGCACATTCCGCAAGAAAAAATCGGGGAGTATTTCTTCCCGGCAATCGCAAAGGAGGAAAAGACCGCATGAAAATCAAATCCCGCGTCTGGTACTGGCTGGCTGCTGCCAGCGGTGCCGTAAGTCTGCTGTACGGCATGAGCATCGAGGGCGGTGCACAGCTGGGCAGCTCTATCTCTGACAACCAGTTCGTCACGGCCCTGTGCCTGGTTCTGGCAGCGGTAGCGTTCCTGCGGCTGGGCTTTGCCGCCCAGGATCGTGAACAGAACGCCCGCCGCTATGGCCGCGTTGACCGCACCCACGCCCGTACCGAAGAGCCGGAGTACCGGCAAAACCGGAGGGGCGCATGAAAAGCAAATGAGCCCGCCCGTGCTGGTAACACGGACGAGCCCAAAGGGTGATGGAATTCACAAGCCCCATCACCCTTGATGATATCACATCAGAAAGGATTTTACAAATGAAAGGTATTTTAGCCGAGCCGGGCAAGGCCCCGGTAATCGCATCCCTGCCCGACAGCCTGTGGGCCATTGAGAACCGGCTGGGCACTCCCTGCGAGATGATCGTGCTGCCCCGCACCCCGGCGGTGCTGTTCGTGGGCCGGTATGATGGTCCCATCCAGCCTGCCAGTCTGCTCAACCGGAAGTACAGGGGCCGACAGCTTTACGGGCCCATCCTCTGCTACGGATGGAAGGGCAACAACATCCAGCCCATGAACAAGGATGTGCAGACCGAGATGCTGGACCGCCTGAAGGGCACGGAGGTGAAGGTATGAGCAAGTACATCATCAGCCAGAACAGCAACGATGTTTACTACGCCTATACCCGTGGGCGCTTCTGGCGCTGGGACGAATCCGCACGGGTCTGGAAGGAAAGCCATCTGCTGGCACAGAAGTTCGACAAGGCCAAGGCCGCTGAAAAGCGGCTGACCCCGGAAGCGTTTCTGACCAGCGATGAGTTCATCCCCATGGATGACTACGAGCTTCCGGATCAGATGCTCGCCGCCCTCAGGGATGCCAAGCCCTGCAAGAATGCTCCCATCGACCCGGTAGAGGAGGAGTCGGCCCCCGTCGCATCGGTGGACGGTTCTTCTGCACCGATGCCTTCGGCACCCGGTTTTGACTTTGGCGCAGACGAGCAGACCAACGCCCTGCTTTTGCAGGATGCCCAGACCTTTATCACCGGAAACATGGCCCGGATCATGGCGGCCAAGCACGCCCACGACCTGACAGCCAACCACTACAAAGGCAGCTGGGGCAAGTGGTGCGCTGCTGTGGGTATCAGCCGGGATACGGGCGACCGAATGGTCAGTGTTGCCGCACAGTGCGGCAACATCCAGATAGAGGGCAAGTCCATTCTGGACGTGCAGCCCCTGAAGCTGCTGTACGCCGCCGCCAAGCCATCCACCCCGGAACAGATAAAGCAGGCGGTATTCTCCGGTGACATCACCACCAACAAGCAGTATCAGGAAGCCATGGCCCAGATCAAGGCCGAGAAGGACCGTGCCGCTGCTGCCGAAGCCCGGGAGGAAGAGGCCCGGAAAGCTGCACACGAGTACCACGAAAAGTACGAGGAAGCCGCTGCCATGCAGGCAACGCTGCTGGATCAGCAGGGTGCCTACATTGCCGATATTGACGGCCTGAAAAAACAGAACGCCAAGCTCCAGCAGAGCTACCACGATGCAGACGAAAGCCGTATTGCTGCCAACCTCCAGCGCCAGAAGGCCGAAGCTGAACGCGACAGGGCCGAAGAGAGAGCAAAAAATGCCGAAGACGCTTTGAAAAAGCAGCCCATCACGGCGGTCATCGACGAGGAAGAGATCGACCGACGGGCCGCAGAAAAAGCCTGGGGCCTTGCAGATGCCCGGAACGCCGAACTGGCCAAGGACAATGCCAACCTGAAGAAACAGGTTGCGGCACTCCGTTCCCGCATCAACGATGATGCCCAGGCAGATTTTGAGCAGGCCAACTACTGCGCCAGCCTGATGCGGGCGGCGTGGGATAACAGCAAGGCCAGCTATTCCCGGCTGGTGGGCGAAGATCTGGAAAGCACCTTTCAGACCATCTGCGGTACCCTGAACAGCATCATGGAGGAGGCCTCCCTGCTCTGCCGCCAGCCGCCTGATTATGACGGAGGTGACAGGGATGAATGAGATGTACTGTCTGGATCTTGACCGTTACGGCCCGCCCATGGAGCCGCCCGATGATTACTACTTTGCCCCCGACCGGGAGCCAAAAGAGGAGGAACTGACCGATGACGAATGAATTGACCGTCCGGGTAGAGCGTCCGGTGATCCCGGCCATGAACTGGAACAAGGATGAGGTGCAGAAGAACCTTGACGAACTTCTGGCCTCCTATACAGGCCGTGTGTACACACCTGAATCCATCAAAGATGCCAAAGCCGACCGTGCTGCCGTCAACAAGTGGGACAAGCAGCTGGCTGCTGCTCTGACCGCCGCCAAGCGGCTTTACACTGACCCGCTGGAGGATTTCCAGAAGAGTATCCGGGAGATGCAGGCCCAGTGTAAGAAGATCTCCGGGGCCATTGATCAGCAGGTAAAAGCAGTAGAACAGGCCCAGCGGGAAGAAAAAGCATCCACCCTGCGGCTGGTCTACCGGGACTGCATCGGGGAGCTGGAACCTCTGATTTCTTTTGACCGTCTGCTTGTGCCCCAGTGGCTCAACAAAACCTTTGACCTCGCCCAGGCCGAAAAGGAACTGCGCAAGGCTGTGGAGACCCGGCGGGAGGAACTCCGCCTCATCCGGGAGACCTGCGGTGAAGACGCTGAACCCTGCATTACCGAATACCTGCAGGCCTTGAGCGTCAACGATGCACTGCATGAGCACAGCCGCCGGGAGCACGCCCGTGCGGCTCAGGCTGAGGCAGAGGTCCAGCGACAGGCTGCAGAACGGGCCAGAGCCGCTGCACCGGTCATCATCCCGCCCACCGAGGAAGAGCGTCAGCTGAAAGAAGAGGCTGCACAGGAGGCCCGGAGCAATGCCTTTGTGACAGCTTCCGGGCGGCTGGACTGCGAGGTATTGCAGCAGTTCGCCCTGCCTGGCACAGGCCTTGCACCTGTCCGCAAACGCTACCGCTTCTGGGTAGATTTCACCCCGGAAGACATCGAATGGTTCAAAGCCGAAGCTAAAAAGCGCGGCTTCGCATATGGTTCTGTAAAATAATTGAAGGATTTTACTTATGGCTTTTTCTCGTCCCGGCGCACCTGCGCCCACCATGTCCGCAAATACCACTGGCACCACCACCGCCGCCCGGATGACTGCAATGCAGCAGCGTGCCGCCCAGAGCAGTGCTCTGCAGGCTGCCAGCCCGGCCAAGCCCGTGGAGATCACTTCTGCCGACGGCCAGCACATGACCGTCAGCTTCTCGGATGTCCGCAACTTCATCTGTCAGAAAGCCACCGATGCCGAATGCAAGATTTTCCTCGAGACCTGCAAGCAGTACCGCCTGAATCCCTTTACCAAGGAAGCCTACCTCATCCACTACGATAACAACAGCGAGGACACCCCCAGCACCATCGTTCTGGGCAAGAACTGCTACCTGCAAATGGCAGAGCGTCACCCCAGCTATGACGGCTTCGAGGCCGGGGTCATCATCTTCGATAAGGTGGCCGGGGAGTGCCAGAAGCGGGAGGGTTCCATCGTCTACGAGGACGAGGAACTTCTGGGCGGCTGGGCCAAAGTCTACCGCAAGGACCGCACCCGCCCCAGTTACGAGGAAGTGAAGCTGACCGAATACGACACCGGCAAATCTCTGTGGAAGGGCAAAAAAGCCACCATGATCCGCAAGGTTGCCCTTGTCCATGCCCTGCGGGAAGCATTTCCCTCCACCTTCGGCTCTCTCTATGACGAGAGCGAAGTCCATGTGGATGCCGAGTCCACCGCCGTGGAACTGGACGAAGCTGGACAGGCTTCAGCTCCCCGCTGGACCCGCATCAAGGAAGCTGTTGAACAGGCCGATGCCCTGACCGTGGAGGATGCTGACAGCGCAGACGACCCCTTTGCCGGGGGTGATGAATCGTGATCCTGACCCACAAGACCGGCGTTCTGCTCCACGGGACCCTTGCCAAAGACCCTGTGCTCAAGGACGTGGGCCAGAAGCGGGTCCTGAAGTTTGACGTGAAGGCGCACAGCGTCAAGACCGACACCGGCAGCTGGGAGAGCCTGTATGTTCAGGTCAATGTCTGGCACGGGCTGGACAAATGGGACGGGCTGCTGCTGAAGGGCGATGCCGTCACTGTCTTTGCCCGGGAGCTCAAGAGCCGGGAGTACAATGGCAAGACCTATTACAATGTGGATGCCGACGACATTCAGCCCGGCGGCATGGTGATTTTCCGGTGGATGCAGAATCTCATTGACCTTTGCACAGAGGCCCCGGCACCGCCCGAACCAGCGCTCACTCAGGAGCCAACGCCCTCTGATGAGCCTGCCCCGGTGCAGACCAGCCTTTCCGGCGGGCAGATGTATCCCGGCGAAGACCTGGCCGACTATGCTCCCCGCGCCTCTCAGGCGGCAGCGCCTGCCGGGCCAGCCGCAGGCACCCCGGAAGCAGATGCCCTCATCGACGATGATGCGGATGACCTGCCGTTTTAACCACACCAGAAAGGAGTTCAGACCGTGGGCATTGACCCATCCCGTGGCTTTGTTGCCTTTCCCCGCGGTCTGACTGACTGGGAATGGTATTCAGAGCCCAACACTGCCCGCCTGTTTTTCCACCTGCTACTCACCGCCAACTGGCAGGAAAAGCAGTGGCAGGGCATTACCATCAGGCCCGGGCAGCTGGTTACAAGCCAATCTCAACTGGCAAAACAGCTTGATTTGAGTGTTCGGAACATCCGGACGAGCTTAGAACATTTACAGGCGACAGGCTATCTGACAGTCAAAACAGGCTCAAAATACAGCATTGTCACGATAGAAAACTATACTTCGCTTGTTGGCAGTGACAGGCAAAGTGACAGGCAAGCGACAGGCAACCGACAGGTTGCCGACAACAACTTAACAAGTCTAACAAACCAACAAGCTAACAAGTCGTCGTCTGCGGCTGCGCCGGAGCCGACCGGACGACCGACGACCTCACCCTTGGTATCAGAGTTTGAACAGGATATCGGCAAGCTGAGTGCCTCCGGGAAAAGAGAGCTGACAGGATACGCTGACCGACTGGGCGAGGAACTGGCGCGGGTAATCCTGCGCAAGTGCATTGATGCCGGGGCACATAGCTGGGCCTATGTGCGGAAGGCTCTGATCGAGGCCGAAACCCAGGGCTGTAGGTCTGCCGAGGAGTACCGCATGACGAACCCCATTGGAGCAGGACGCAATAGGCGGGTGGACAGGCCGGAGCCCAGCGGGAATGATTTTCTAAAAAACGCAGCCCGCCGCCGTCCGCTCACCAAGAAAAAGGAGGATTCCAATGTACCGGAACCATGAGCACTACCCCGACCCGACAGCTGGCCGGGCATTGGGCAGCCTCCGACGAAAGGAGAACCAATTGAACACCGGAAAACAGTTCGAGGCAGACTGGAAAAGCTCCATGCCGAAGGATGCCTGGTGCTATCGACTAAAAGACAGCGCGGCCACCTATTACGGCGGCAACGAGAACCTAAGCTTCTCCATTGATAACATCTGCGACTTCGACGTGTACCGCTACCCCATGCACCATTACTTCGAGCTCAAGACCATCGAAACGCCCAGCATCCCACTGGAAAAGATCCTGGGCCGATTCGACCGGGAGCGGCAGAAGTACCACAAGCTCAAACACATCACCGATATGGCCCATGCAGCATCCTTCAAAGGCCAGACCGCCCATGTGGTCATCAATTACCGGGGCAAGGTTAACCGCACCTTTGCCGTACCGGCCAGCGCTGTGCTGGAGTACATGAGCACCCAGACCCGCAAGAGCATTCCATGGCAGTGGGCCGCCCTCAATGGCATTGAGGTGGAGCAGCACCTGCTGCGCGTTCACTGGCGGTATGACGTGGAAGGGCTACTGAGGGTGCTGGAAGGAGGGAGTACAGAATGACCTATATCCAGAAATGTGAGTGGCTGAAGCTGTATCAGGTATCACTTCGCCGCCAGAAAATTCTTGTCCGGCGTATCCGCGAAGCGAAAGACCAGGCCGAAAGCGTCACCCAGGCACTCAGCCCTATTGTCAGTTCTGGATGTTCTGGCGATAAGACTGGCCGCGCCATTGAAATGATGGATGCCTACCAGCACCAGCTATGCCATGAAATTCAGCGCAGTCAGGAGTTGTGTTACACCATCCGTAAGGTCATCGCAGAACTCGAAGACCCTCTTCTGGTAGACCTTTTGGAACTGTGCTACATTGATGGCCTGCATCGTGGACAGGCTGCTGACAAACTCCGCGTCAGTGACCGGCATTTTCGTCGTCTACATCGGCAGGCTGTGGAGGCCCTGAACATTCCAATGAATGCCATTCCTCCGCAATTATGGCCGCGCATGTCCGCTTAACTGTGTTATAACGATACCATCGGCAAAGCCGAAAGGCAGACCGATGCCATAGCAGCTTCCAGAATGTGCCCGTCCGACATCACGTTCTGCGAGCTGCTTCTATTATGCCGCCTGAGCGCAATGTGGTGCGCGTTCACGAGTGTAGTCGTGGAAGGTTCGATTCCAAGGGCGGTTCCAATTCGCCGCCGACCCCGTAGGCGGTACAGCCTGACGCATGGGGCTACATACTCCCCACCGGAAGCTCATGTGGTGGGTGGCGGGATCTCCTTGCCCGCCCTCTGACCTCCCCACATACGCCGGAGGCACCGGAATCCACAGGCGGGTTTCAGGTATTTTCCCGCTGGATGTGCGTCAATTGCCCTGCATGGAAACATGCAGGGATTTTTTATGCTATTTTCTGCCGTCCTGAGGGGCGGCTTTTTTGTACCCTGACAACGAGAGAGGTGGTGAGGATGACCGACAAGCAGGCGCGATTCTGTGAAGAATATATGATCGACCTGAACGCGACCCAGGCGGCCATCCGTGCCGGATACTCCCCAAAGACGGCCAACGAGCAGGCGGCACGGCTGTTAGCGAATGTTAGTATCCAGAACCGCATCGCGCAGCTTCAGGCCGAGCAGAGCCGCCGCACCGGCGTGTCCGCTGACCGGGTGGTGCGCGAGCTGGCCAAGGTGGCGTTCGTCAACGCGGGCGACCTCATCGATGCTAGGACGGCTTCCCTGAAAAGCGATGCCGCACCGGACGATCTGGCTGCTGTGCAGTCGGTCAAGGTCAAGACCTTCGGAGAGGACGGTCTGGAGCAGGAGGTCAAGCTGGCCGACAAGCTAAAAGCCCTGGATCTGTTGGGGCGGCACCTGGGAATGTTCAACGGCGTGTCCGGCGATGCTTCCGATCAGCTGGCCGAGGCCCGCAAACTGCTGGGAGGGATAGACAGTGCCATTGACTGAGTTTCAGCAGGAGTACCTGCGCAACTGTTCCCACCGGTGGAACGTCAAGACCGGGGCCACCCGAAGCGGCAAGACCTACCTGGACTGCGCTGTGACCATCCCGAAGCGGATCTGCGCGGCCCGGGGCGAGGGCCTGCTGGTGCTCATGGGCAACACCCTGGGCACACTGGAGCGCAACGTGCTGTCCCTGATGCGGGAGCTCTGGGGCCCCGACCTTGTAGGTGTGATCCGCACCTCGGCAGCAGGCAACATGGTACAGCTGTTCGGCAAGAAGGTCTATGTCCTCGGCGCTGACAACAAGAAACACATCGCCCGCATCCAGGGCGCTGCCTTTGAGTACGTCTACGGTGACGAGATCACCACCTGGGACGAAGGCGTGTTCCAGATGCTGAAAAGCCGCCTTTCCTGCCCCCACTCCCATTTTGACGGCACCTGCAACCCGGAAAGCCCCACTCACTGGTTCAAGAAGTTTCTGGACAGCGACGCTGACATCTACTGTCAGGCGTATACCATCGACGATAACCCTACGCTTCCGGCCCAGTTCGTGGCCGATCTGAAAAAAGAATACACCGGCACGGTCTACTATAACCGCTTTATCTTGGGGCAGTGGATGGCCGCCAACGGCGTGATCTACCGCCTGCTGGCCGACAGCCTTGCCGCCGGAGATGGGCGTTTTTTCTGGCCTGTGGACAAGCCGCTGCACCCGTGGCGGGTGCGCATCGGCGTGGACTTTGGCGGCAACGGCTCCAAACACGCCTTTGTGGCAACGGCCATCCTACCGGGCTGGTCCGGCGTGGTAGGGCTGGCATCCCAGCGCATCGACCCGGTGGCGCAGGATGCCGACTTTCTGGCCAACCGGCTGCTGGAGTTCTGCATGGCTGTCTTTGCCCGCTGGGGCGAGATCCAGTACATCTTCTGCGATTCCGCGGAGCAGACGCTGATCAATCACATCCGGGCAAGGCTCCGGCGCTGCAAACTGAGTTGGCTGGCCGACCGGGTGGAGAACAGTGCCAAGATCCGCATCAATGACCGCATCCGCCTGACCTGCATCCTGATGGGCGGCGGGCGGTTCTGGCTGCTGCCGGAGGCGGCCACCCTCCGGGATGCCCTTGCCACGGCCCTGTACAGTGGCAAGCACCCCGGCGTGGACGAGCGGCTGGATGACGGCAGCACCGATATCGACACATTGGACGCTTACGAGTACACCATCGAGCGCGATTTCAAGAGGTTGACCAACACATGAACATCACCGCATTTCTGAACTACCTGAACAAGACGCGCGGGTGGGCCATCGATGCCGACTACTACGGCCACATCGAGACCTGGCGGCAGTGGTGGCAGGGCAGCGTGCCCAAGGTGCACACCCGTGCCGCTGAATACGCAAAAGGCACCAAGAAGCGCCCCATTGCCTCCCTGCGGATGCCGAAACGGGTCTGCGAGGACTGGGCAAACCTGCTTCTGAACGACCGCACCACCTTCCAGATCAAGGATGCTGCCACCGCCCGGTATCTGCTGGGCGATGATGAGCAGCAGGTGGGCGGCCTGCTCCGGGAGCTGCACTTCTGGCGCAATGCCAACGCTCTGGTGGAACAGGCCTACTGGTCCGGCACCGGTGCTTTTGTGCTGAGTGCCGAAAACCTGACTGTCGTGAAAGGGAAAGCTGTCCCCGGCCCGGATACTCGCCTGAAGCTGGACTATGACCCGGCTTCCTGCATCCTGCCTCTGCGGGTGGAGCGGGGCATCGTGAGCGAAGCGGCCTTTGTCTCCGAGTGTATGATGGAGGGCAAGCCCGCGGTCTATCTGCAGACCCACACCGGCAATGAGACCCGGCGCACCATCCGCAACGAATGGTTCCGGGTAACGGATGGAGTTTCGGGCGCTCCGGTGTTTGAAGCGCTGCAGGCCCCGCCGGGTACGGCAGAAAGCATCACGGTGGAGGGTTCCCCGCCCTGGTTTGCCCTGTTCAGCCCGGCAGCAGTCAAGAACCTTGACGGCGGCACAGGGCTGGGCATGAGCGTCTTTGCCGAAGCGTTGGCCGAGGCCCAGGGTATCGACCTTGCCTTTGACAACTACCGGGAGGATATCCGGCTGGGCCACAAGAAGATCTTCTACTCTGCGGACATCTGCCGCAAGGTGGTGGATCAGGAGGGCGTGGAGCATTCTATTCCACCCGATGACGATGTGCAGAGCCAGTTCGTCACCCTGCCCCAAAAGGAAGGGAGCCTCGACCAGTCCAGCGAATACCACGAATACAACCCTGACCTGCGGGTGGAACAGAACCACAAGGCTGTGCAGGATATGCTGAACCTGTTCAGCTTCAAGTGTGGTCTGGGCTGTCACCGGTACAACTTCGAGCTGGGCAACGTGACCATAGCCGCCGAGTACAACGGCAGCCGTCAGAATCTGGTGGCCAGCGCCAACAAGAACCAGATCCCCATCGAGGGGGCGCTGGTGGGCATCGTGCGGGCCATCCTGTGGGCGGCAAAGAACCTGCAGGGGGCGGCGGTGGCCCCCGACACCCCCATCTCTGTGGACTGGGACGACAGCTACATCACTGATGCCGAGACCCGGATGAGCCAGATGCGGGACGATGCCCTGAGCGGCCTTTTGCCCCGGTACAAGTATCTGTCTGCCCGGTACGGGGTCAGTGAAGAGGATGCCCGCAAGCTGGCGCAGGAAGCCGCTGACGAGAACAAGCAGCCTGAGCTGAGCTTCGTCGGCGGGGGTGCCTGATGCTGGCCCCGGACTATCTCGACCACGCACCCGACCGGCTGGTGCTGCTCTGGCAGCAGGTCGAGGATGATATCCTGCGGGATGTGGCCCGGCGCATCTCCAAAATGGAAGCCCTGACCCCCACGGCCAACTGGCAGCTGTGGCGCTATGAGCAGACCGAAGCCCTCCGGCAGGACGTGGTAAAGAAGCTGGCCCGCTACACCGGCAAGAGTGAAGCCGAGATCCGGCGGCTCATGCAGGAAGCGGCCACCCGGGCCATGGAGGCCGAGGACGAGATCTACTACCACTACGGCAAGGAACCAACGCCCTTTGCCGACAATGCCACCCTGCAGGCCCTGCTCAACGTCGGCTACCAGCAGACGGCAGGAACCTTTCACAATCTGACTGCCACCACGGCCAACACCGTCAGCGGCCAGTTTGAAGCCGCCCTCGACCGCGCCCATCTCAAGGTGAGCAGCGGCGCGTTCGACTACAAGAGCGCCGTCAAGAGCGCGGTGGACAGTCTGGCCGACACCATGAAGTATGTCACCTACCCCACCGGCCACACCGACACGCTGGAGGTTGCCGCCCGCCGGGCGGTGCTCACCGGGGTCAACCAGACCGGCGCAAAGCTGCAAGTGGCCCGGGCCGACGAGATGGGGGTTGAGTTCTTCGAGACCACGGCCCACGGCGGGGCCCGGCCTTCCCACGCTGAGTGGCAGGGCAGGCAGTTCCACCGGGGCGGCGCTGTGGACTACATGGGCAAGCATTACTCGGACTTCGAGGCTGCCACCGGCTACGGCACCGGCGCAGGGCTGTGCGGCTGGAACTGCCGTCACACCTTCTTTTCCATCTTCCCGGAGCTGGGCCCCGCACCCGCCTGGACACAGGCAGACCTGGAAGCCCTGAACGCCCGGGACATCGAGTACAACGGCGGCAAGTACACCCGGTACGAAATCAGCCAGATGCAGCGGGCCCGGGAACGCACCGTGCGCAAGTACAAGCGCCGGTATCTGGCTGAGGATGCCGCCGGGGCCGACACCACCGCCAGCGCCGTGAAGCTCCGGCAGGCCCGTCAGGAGCTGGCCGACTTTATCAGCGCCACCGGCGGCAGAGTGGACAGCGCCCGCACCAGCGTGGCAGGCTTTGGCAGGAGCGCCAGCAGTAAGGCGACGTGGGCGGCGAAGAAGGCAGAGCCACGCGGCATTCTTCAAAAACTCAATTTTTCTGATAGTGTTTCACAGTCTGAGCGTGAAGGCATTGAAAAAGAGCTTTCCGTCATTCCTCAATGGCAGCGCGATAAGGCTGAAAGCATCATCAACAAGGTCGTAATGACAGAGAAAGATGCCGCTGGAAGCGGCTATTATTATCCAGACAAAACGCTTTATCTTCACCCTGAGCGCAAAAGCGGTGATGTTATTCACGAGTATGGCCACGCATTGGAGATTTCCCTCGACCTGCGGCACAACTCCAAATACATCAGCATCCGAAAATCCGGGATTGATGTTGAAGATTTTTCTAAAATCGTGTATGATGATAGTACCTATACACAAGCGATTTATCTTCTTCAGAACAGCAAATTCATTTCTGAGTATCAGGGACGGCTATATGAATCTCCCACGGATGGAATTTTTAAAGCCGGAACGATGCAGATCAATGAAGATATGCTGAAGGAATATTTCAGTGAAGGGTATCGCGCTTTTTATCAGGAACCCTCTGCCCTGAAAGAGAAAGACCCGCAGCTCTATCATTTTATCGAGGGATTGAAAGATGACCAAAAGTGAAGTGCTTCTACTTGATGAACCCTCTGCAATCTGGAACGAAATGCAAAAGAATCCGGCATTGCGAACAGATGGAGATGTCTGGCTGCACATGACCCGCCTGTCAGCCAAACAAGACCGACAGTGGTCTCGGGAAGCGTATGGCGACCCGGAAGCGTATCTGTATATGGACTTAAACAAAAAGAAGTGAGGTGTCATCATGGAAGATTTTCGTATCATCTACCGCATTTTGAAGTATTTGCAGCAAAGCATGGACTTTGATGAGTTCGATTGCGCTGGTTTTACTGCCGAGCGCTTCGGTACGAATCCGAACCGCTTCCAGGCTCTTCTGATTCAGCTTCAGAAGGCTGGGTATATTGAGGGCCTGAACATCGTCCAGTATATCCGCCAGCCAGAGCGCATCGAACCACCCATGGAACCGCATATCACCTTGCAGGGGCTTGAATATCTTCAGGAAAACAGTCTGATGAAAAAGGCCGCCGCATTTGCAAAGGGTGTTAAGGAAATCGTCCCCGGCATCTGACAACCAAATACCGCAAGCGTCTTTGCTCGTTTGAGCAGGGGCGCTTTTTTCATGCCGTATTCGCTCAGTTGGCAGAGCGCCGGTCTCCAAAACCGGATGCCGCAGGTTCGATTCCTGCATACGGTGCCATCGCAGAGGGCAGTGCGTACCCTGCCCACAACCGAACACGGACGGAGAACCGTGTCACCAAACCGTGGTTTCACCAACAGAAAGGAGTTTTTCCACCATGAAGCGTGAAGACGTGAAGAACAAGATCCCCGGCATCACCGAGGAGCAGCTGAACTGGATCATGGCCGAGAACGGCAACGATGTCAACCGGGAAAAGACTGCCGCCGAGCAGTACAAGACCCAGCTGGAAAACGCTCAGACCCAGCTCAAGACCGCCCAGGACGGCCTTGCCGCCTTTGATGGCAAGAAGAAGCCCGAGGAGTACGAGGCCGAACTGGCAAAGCTCAAGGGCGATATGCAGGCTCAGGCTGAGGGCTTTGCCTTTGACAATGCCCTGAACACCGCCATTCTGGGAGCCAAGGGCCGCAGCGTCAAGGCGGTCCGGGCACTGCTGGATCTGGATGCCCTCAAGGGCTCCAAGGACCGTTCCACCGATATCTCCAAGGCTCTGGAAGAAGCCGCCAAGGCGAACCCCTGGGCCTTTGGCGAGGCGGCAGAGGGCGGCGCTGGTTCCGTTCACGTTTCCAGCGGCAAAGAGCACGGCACCCCGCCCGCCGGGGACGTTGACCCCGTGACCGCTGCCTTCAAGAAGATGAACCCCGATATCAACATCGAATGAGAGAAAGGATATTCTTATGGCACATGAAGCACAGGTCCGCTATTCCAATCTGGTCGACCTCAAGCTGCGCAAGACGCTGGTGAAGAAAGTCGGCGTGATCTGCAACAACCGCTACGAGGGCAGCCCCAAGGCCGGTTCCGTCAAGGTCCCTGTCCGTGACACTGAGGTGGTGGTGAACGACTACGACAAGGTCAAGGGCGCAAAGCAGACCAGCGGCGACACCACCTACCTCACCGTCAACATCGACCACGACAAGGCCGTGAACGAGATCATCGATGGTTTCGATGCAGAGAGCGTTCCCGGTGATCTGGTTGCCGACCGCCTGGACAGCGCCGGCTACTCTCTGGGCCTGCAGATGGATTCTGACGGCTCCGTGGAGCTGACCACCGCAGGCACTGCCTTCGGCAATACCACCGCCCTGACCGAAAAGACCATCTACGCCAACATCGTGGATGCACGCACTCAGCAGTCCTCCATCGGCGTGCCCACCGCAGGCCGCTGGCTGCTGGTCTCCCCGGACACCTACGGCCTGCTCCTGAAGAGCCCCGAGTTCATCAAGGCTTCCGACCTGGGCGATGCGGTCGTTCAGATCGGCGCTGTGGGCAAGATCGCAGGCTACACCGTGTTCGAGGATTCCACCCTGGGCGAGAATGTGGAGTATGTGGCCGGTCATCCCAACTGGTTCGCCGTCATCGATGAGTGGGCCGTTCCCGTCCACCTGCAGGACCTCTCCGGCTCCGGCGACTTCATCGGCGCATCTGCCGTGCAGGGCCGTAAGGTCTACGCCTACAAGGTCACCAAGGGCCAGACCATTCTGGTCAAGAAGAAGGCAGCATAAGGAGGCCCCCATGCTTTACTGCACCTACGAACAGTACCGGCAAGCGGGCGGCACGCTGGACGAGGCTGCCTTTGACACGCTGTGCGCCCGGGCTTCCCGGCTCATCGATCGGCACACCTTTGGCCGGGCAGAGTCCCATGCCGGGGCCTGTGCCGGGTGCGCCGCCCTGCTGGCCGATGCCTGCGTCCAGATCGTTGATGCCATGAGCGCCGCACAGAGCGCCTGTGCCGTGCCCGGGGCTTCCAGCGTGTCCAACGATGGCTACTCTGTCACCTTTACCAGCGGGGCGCTTTCTGAGCGGCTTGCAGCGGAAGCGCAGGGCATCCTCTCCAACGCACTGGGCAATGACCCCCACGGCCTGCTGTATCGGGGGTGTTTCTGATGCAGTGCAGCGTTACCGTTGTGAACCTCATCCACGACACCGCCACTGAGACCGACCGGCCTGTCTGCCACGTCATCACCGGGTGCAGCTGGCGGGAGAAGCTGGACACCTCCGGCGGTGACCCCCAGCGGACTGTCCACGTCCGGCTGCCCCCTGCCGCCGGGTATCTGCCCTATTTCCAGTGGGCAAAGCTCCCGCCCGAGGAAAAGGCCGCACACTGGACGCTCAAGCGGGGCGGCAAACTCATCTGCGGCGCTGTCCGCAGCCTGACCGAGGCCGAGTATGCCGCCCTCGAGAACACACACATCTGCTGCACGGTGGCGGCGGTCTCCGATAACCGGGAACCGCTGCTGCCGCATTTTCATGTAGAGGGGAGCTGAGAGGATGAACACGCCCGTTATTGACCTGAAGCTCAGGTTCCGGCCCGGCTTTCAGGCCGAGATGGACAAGGGCCTTCAGAAGGTCCAGTATGCGTTCTCCCAACAGGTGGCCAAAGCTGTGGACCCTTATGTGCCCTTCGATACCGGCACGCTGAAGAACAGCGTCAACCAGGCATCTGACTTCATGGGCGGAAAGCTGGTCTATAACACCCCGTATGCCAGGCGGCAGTATTACCTGCACACGCAAGGACAGGGGCTGCATGGGGAGAACCACCTGCGCGGCTCCTACTGGGGCCAGCGGGCCATTGCTGACCACAAAGACGAACTGGTCCAGTTCGCCAAAAACGCCGCACAAAAAGAGCTTGGAGGTGGAACGTAATGCACAAAGCGTCCATTACGGCCCTGCGGGACTGGCTCAAGACCTGTCCACTCATCGCCGAGGAGCAGGATGCCACCGGTGCGGCCTTCCGCATTGCCGGGCTGGAAGAGGAAGCCACCGCTTTTTCCATTGAGGACAGCCCCACCGACCCCATTGTGGAGAGGTACATCTCCGGGCGGGATCTGGCGAAGAACTACCTCTTCCTGTCCCGAAGGGAGTTCGGGGAGACCGATGTGCTCACCATTGAGAACAGCGGCTTCTTTGAACAGCTGGCCGACTGGGTAATGGAACAGAATGACTGCGGCATCCTGCCTGACCTGAGCAAATGCGGGCACGGCAAGGAGGCCCAGAGCATTGAAGTCACCTCCACCGGCTACATCGTCACCGACGGCTCCGGAAGCTGCAAAATGCAGATGCAGCTCCGGCTCGTCTACTATCAACCCAAACTTTGAAAGGAGACCATCCTATGACTGTTTCCGAAACCCTGGCCGCGCTCAAGACCAAGAAGGGCATCGTGCCCAGCGCGGACTACACCGGCACCGAAAAGGCCGATGATTTCATCTTTGCCATCCAGACCGATGCCTCCACCCAGGCCAAGGAGAGCGACTGGATCGTGTTTGCAGAGCGTGTCAAGGAGCACTCCGGTGCCCTGAACGCTTCCACCGAGGACGTGGCCTATATCCGCGCAGGCACTGTCACCGAGAAGGGCGAGACCCAGCGCACCTTCTCCCTGAACGGCAACCGCTGCGTGGGCGACCCCGCGCAGGATTTCCTGCTCTCCCACAAGGTCAAGTTCGGCTCCGGCACTGCTGTGGTGTTCCCCTATATCTACTTCAGCGCAAAGACCGGCAAGGGCGAGAAGGGCGAAGCCGCCTTTATTGTCACTGCCGATACCAGCGGCTCCGCCAGCAACTCCGCAGGCTTTGCCTGCGACGTGAAGGGCGTAGGTGTTCCGGCTGAGTTCGACTACCTGACCGTAGCCGCAGCAGGCTAACCCCCGATTTTCAATGATTCATACAGCCCTCGTTCCCGGTGAACGGGGGCCCTTTTTGTAACAGGAGGACTTCTATGATCATCAACGGTATCGAGTTTGATTTTTCCACCCTGAACGCCAACGACGTGGATCGGATGCTGGCTGCACAGACCCGGCAGCAGGAACGTGCTCGGACGGAGGGCAGCCGCTACACCCCCGAGAATGATTACTCTGCCTGGCTGCGCTTCCAGTGCCGCATCTTTATGGACTATCTGGATGAGGTTCTGGGCGAGGGCGCTTCTGAGAAGCTGGGGCTGGACGGCAGCAACTTCAATGCCTGCCTGACGGTCAGCAAGGCCTTTGCCGAGGCCATGGCCGCAGAAAAGGCCAGTGCCAGCGCGCTGATCCACCCCACCGAGGAGCGGGCGCAGGTTTCGGCAGCACAGGTTTCGGCAGCACAGGTTTCGGCAGCACAGGCCATCCCTGCCCCCATGAACCGTGAGCAGCGCCGGGCCGCAGCCAAGGCACATCCCGCCGTGGTGGATTTCCGGGCACAGGAAGCGGCAAAAGCCGCCCGCCGTGCCCAGCTGAAGGCAGAACTTGAGGCACTGGACAATGCATGACCTGCTGACGGACACCCTGCCCACCGAGTGGGAGGGCCGCGCCATCGACCCTGACTTCCGGCCCATGATCTGGCTGCTGATCCGCACCCGCCGCGCCAAGACTGACGAGGACAGCGCCCGGATGATTTGTGAAGCCGTTCAGCGGTTCTTTGTAGAGCCGGTGCCCGGAGTGCAGTACCAGGAAGCCTTTGAATCTCTGGTGCGTTTCTGCCAGGGCGGCGGCCCCGAGGACGAGGAGCGCACCGGGACTGGCAGCAGCAGCGACCTACAGGACGAGCCTGTGCTGGACTACCGGTGCGATGCTGACTACATCGTGGGGGCCTTTCAGCAGGCCTACGGCATCGACCTGACCGCTGACAAGGTGCACTGGTGGCGCTTCAAAGCACTGCTTCATGCCCTGCCGCCGGAAACGTCGCTGGGCAAGATCGTGGAGATCCGGGGCAAGGACACCTCCGGCATGGACAGAGCCGACCGGGACTACTACGAGACCCTGAAAGAGCGTTTTGCCCTGCCGGATGGGCTGAAGGGGGTGAAGCGGAACGAGACCCTGCGAGAGCACGAGGACGCTTTCCTCGACCGCTTCGGCTGATCTCCGCGCCCCGGTGCCCTGCCCCTTCTGCGGCAGAGCGCTGCCCGTGTGGGCTGCTCCCGAAGCCCGCGCCCACGGTTTGTGGGTAAAATGCAAAAACCCCGCATGTAAGCGGGAGGTAGAAATCAAGTTATAGCAGCCTGTGCCCCTGTGCCCGCGCTCCGAATGAGAGGTGGACACAGTGGCAGATTACAGTATTACCGGCGATACCCGGCTGGACGCAAGCGGCTTCAATAAGGGCCTGAGCGCGATGTCGGTAGCCGCAGGCAATTTGATCTCCGGGCTGACGCAAGCTGCCACCGGAAAGCTGACAGAGCTGGCAAAAACTTCTGTCGGTGTCGGCATGAGTTTCCAGTCCTCGATGTCCCAGGTGGCTGCCACCATGGGCGTGGGTGTGGATCAGATCCAGAGCCTGACGGACAAGGCCAAGGAGATGGGCAGCACTACAGCGTTCACTGCTACACAGGCAGCGGACGCTCTGAACTATCTGGCGCTTGCTGGCTACGATGCTAACAAGGCTGCTGAGGTGCTGCCCAGCGTCCTGAACCTGGCCGCAGCGGGCGGCATGGATCTGGCCTATGCGTCCGATCTGGTCACCGATGCTATGGCCTCGCTGAACCTCGAGGCCAACAAGCAGAATGTGGACGAGTTCGGCAACAAACTGGCCAAGGCGGCCAGCAAAGCCAACGCCAACGTCAGTCAGCTGGGCGAAGCCATCCTGACAGTGGGCGGCACCGCCGCGAACCTGAAGGGCGGCACCACGGAGCTAACAACCGCCCTCGGTCTGCTGGCAAACGTGGGCATCAAGGGCGCTGAGGGTGGCACACATCTGCGCAATATCATCCTGTCCCTTCAGTCCCCCACCAAGGATGCCCGGGAGGTTATGGAGCAGCTGGGGCTGGAAGTATATGATGCCCAAGGCAATATGCGTCAGCTGGACGACATCCTCACTGACCTGAACACAGTCATGGCGGGGATGACACAGGGGCAGAAGGACAGCGTCATCAACGCGCTGTTCAACAAAACCGACCTCGCGGCTGTCAACGGCCTGCTGGCGGCGCAGGGTGAGCAGTGGGAGTCACTGGCCCAGCAGATCGACGCAGCGGGCGAGGCAGCCGGTGACTCCGGCGCTATGGCCCAGATGGCAGAGACACAGCTGGACAACCTGCAGGGCTCCGTCACCATCATGCAGAGCGCCCTGGAGGGCCTGCAGCTGGGTATTTACGACTATCTGGAGCCCAGCCTGAACGATGCAGCCAAGTGGGGCTCCGAATGCTTCTCTACCCTGACAAAGGCCCTGTCTGAGGGCGGCCCGGAAGCGATGCTTCAGGCAGCGGGTCAGATCATCTCCGATCTGGCCGCCAGCGTGACTGCGCAGCTGCCGGGGCTGGCAACCTCCGGTACAGAGATCATCGTTCAGCTTGCAGAGGATATCGTAGCAGCTACACCTGCAATGCTTGATGCTGCTGCCGGTGTGATGGATGCTCTGGTACAGGGCATCGTTGATAACCTTCCCTCGTTGATTGACAGTGCCACAAAGGTCATCGTTCAGTTCACCCACTATCTGTCAGACCATGCAGGAGACCTGATGGACGCGGGCATCCAGCTGCTGGAACAGCTCATCATCGGCATCACCGACAACCTGCCCCAGCTGATCACAGCAGCGGCGGAATTGACCGCAAAGTTCTCTGCCGCGCTGATCTCCCATCTGCCAGATCTGCTGAACTGTGGCGCGGCCCTGCTGACCACTCTGGTAGACGGCATTCTCCGCAGCATCGAGAACCTGGGCGAAGCCGCCCTCGCCTGCATCGCAAAGCTCACCGGCGTGTGGGACGGCAGTATGGATGAGTGGGGCCACATCGGCGAGAACATCGTCACCGGCCTGCTAAACGGCATCACCGGGATGTGGGACACGCTGGTGTCCACAGTCAAGGGCAAAGTCAACGGCATGGTAAGCACCGTCAAGAACGTGCTGGGCATCCACTCGCCCTCGAAGGTGTTCACCGAGATCGGCGAGAACGTCACGCAGGGCCTTGTCAACGGCATCAACACCGGTGCACCGGCGGCAGAGCAGGCCATCCAGAACATTGCCCAGACCCTCTCCACCTACGGGCCGGATTTTGCTACCGTAGGAGCTACCATCACGGAGCAGTTCCGCACCAAGCTGGACGAGGGATGGGCGCAGATCCAGGCCGACATCCAGACGGATGCGCTGGGGGCCATCGAGACGCTGGCCACGGCGCTGAAGAACGGCGACCTCGAACAGCTGGGCCTGTGGGCGGCTTCCTATTTCTGGCAGGCCTGCACCAAGGAGCAGCAGGCGCAGATCCAGAGCGTGGCCATGGGGGTGCTGAACCAGCTCGGTTCCGCCCTCTCCGGCGTGTTCGGGAACCTCTCTCAGCTGGCCATGGGGCTGGTGGCAAAGTTCGTGCCTGCCGCAGCCAGCGCAACCACGAGCCAGATTGCCCTGAACACCGCCATGGACGCAAACCCCATCCTCTTTGTCATCTCCCTCATCGGGATGCTGGTGGGTGCCCTGCTGAACTTCAGCGGCAAAAACAAAGAGATTGCCAACACTTTCCAGAATGTCTGGGCGGGCGTTGAGGACTTTATGAGCTACCTCTTCGAGGGCCTGATGCGCATCGTGGCGGCGGGCATCGAGGGCTTTATTATCCTCATCAATGGTCTGATTGCATCCTATAACTCCGTAGCGTGGCTCTACGGCGGCACCATAGACTACATCAGCAACCCCGCCTGGGACTACGCTAACAAGATCGCTGCTGACCGCAAGGCCCGGCAGGAGGCGCGGAAAAAGCAGCAGGAAGCTGCCAACAACCCCAGCAGCTCCGGCACCTCCACCAACTCCCAGAAGGTCATCGAGAGCATGACCGACACCAGCAAGACCACCAGAGCAGACGGCAGCACCGTGACCACCAAAGTGCTCACCGAGAAGCTGCAGGATGAGACCGGCAAGATCACCCAGCGGGTGACCAAGACCGTCACCGAGGCGGGTACCAAGCTGGTGGACGGCGTGGAGCGCTCCTACAAGACCGTGACCACCTATGTGGACGGCATCCAGACAAAGATTGAGCGCAGCCTGAATGACATCGCCAAAACCACCACAGGCACAAAACCTGGCTCCACCACGCCGACAGCCCCCACCCCGGACAAAGACCTGACCGACGCTGTGGAGGCCAACACCGAGGCCCTGCTGGCCGCAAACAGCAAGCTGGCCGAGATGGTGCGGCAAGCCGATTCTCTGGTGCTATCGGACAACATGGCCATCAGCCGGTCTGTAGCCGCTTCCGGCACGGCACAGGTGGCCGCAGCCGCCAACAACTACCACCGGGAGGGCGACACCACGGTCAACCAGTACATCTACTCCAAGGCCCAGACGGCGGCAGACCTCCAGCGGGAAGCCCGCTGGGAAGCCGACCGGGCCAAGGCCCAGAAACGATGAAAGGAGGGCACCGAGATGCCGTTCAGAAAAGACCACTTGCAGCTGGTCACAGATGCCGGGGCCACTCTCGACATCGGGTGGGCTTACGGCACGCCCTACTCCCTCGACCCCATCAATGGCGTAGACGTGGACGTGCAGACCGCACAGGGCGTGAACCAGGTGGGCGTGAGCGTGGAGCGCCAGAGCGTGGCCGGGGTGAGCCGTGAGCTCATCATCCACTGCCACAGCTCCCACGGCGATGCGGATGCGGAATTACTGCTGGAAAAGCTGCCCTATTTCACCAGCGGCACAATGTATCTTGTGGATAAATTCTTCTGCCGTTTTGTGCTTTCCAAGACCCCCTACACAAAGAGCATCCACCCCTACCCGGTGCTGGATTTCATGCTCTTCTGCCCGAAACCCTTCTGGTACGACTTGACTGCCCAGAGCTTCTGCATCAACGGCTTTGTGCCATCGTTCAGGCTGCCGGTGAATTACTCCAAGCCCCACCGTTTCGGCGTGCGCACCTCCGTCGGCTGGCTGAACGCGGTCAACCCCGGGGCACTGGCAGTGCCCTTCACGGCCACCCTCAAGAGCGACGGCGCTGTGGTCAACCCCACCGTGCTGAACATCGTCACCGGCCAGAGCATCCGCATCCTGACCACCCTGACCCCGGGGCAGGTCATCGAGATCTACCGCACCACCACCGACAAGCTGGCCGTCAAGCGGACAGAGGACGGCACGGAGGAGAACATCTTCTCCCTGCTGGACGAGGACAGCGACCTGCTGGAGCTGGCCCCGGGAGACAACCTGCTCAAGGCCACCGCCGACAGCGGCGAGACCAGCCTGCAGGTGACGGTTCGCTTTTATCCCATGGTTTCGGGCATTCTGCCGGAGGTGATCTCGTGACACTGGACGTTTTGGACGAACTGACCCTCGCCCGGCTGGGCCGGGTTGAGGTGTGGGTGAGCCTTTACTGGGACGAGCCCTACAACACCGAGGGGAGCATGACGCTGGAAGTGCGGCCCACCGAGGAGAACCTGTCCCTGCTCCGGGAGGGCCGCTGGCTGCGCCGCAGTGACAGCGATGTGCCCATGCGCATCTGCCACCGGAGCAACGAGAACCCCGACAGCAACTTAGTGGTCACCGGTTTCCCGGGAACATGGATCTTCACCAAGCGGGCCTGCACCAGTACCGTGAAGAGTGAAAACGCGGAAGCCGCCATGCGCAGGCTGGTCAGTGCCATGCAGCCGTGGCCCAAGCTGGAGCTGGGTGCTGCTGTGGGCTTCGACACCACCTACACCGCCCAGACCTCCGGCGGCAGCATCATGGACTACCTGATGACCATCGGTGCGGCCTGCGACCTGGGCTTCCGGGTGCGGCTGGCAGGCAAGAACGCAGATAAGAAGCTGCTGTTCGAGGTCTACCGGCCCACCGCCGACCCCAACAACAGGTTCAGCACAAAATGGGGCAACCTGCAGCAGGCCGCGTGGGCCTTTGGTGACAGCGACTATGCAAACGTCGCCGTGGTGCAGGGGGCCGGTGAGGGCGAGAACCGGGCCACCGTGACCGTGGGCCTGACGGATGCCACCGGAGCCGACCGGCGGGAGCTGTATGTGGATGCCCGGGATGTGCAGCCGGACGAGGAAAAGGGCGAGACCACCAAAAGCCAAGCCTACCTCGAACGGCTCATGGCCCGGGGCACCAACAAGCTGCTGGAACAGCTCCGCACCGGCTCCATTGAGCTGACCATCGATGCCGAAGGGCTCTCCCCCGGGGATGTGGCCCACTGCACCATCCCGGAGCTGGGCTACAAGGCCACCGTCCGGGTGGCCGATGTCATCACCCAAAGCCAGAGCGACAGCACCACCCGCACCGTGCGGCTGGGTACGCCGGTCTGGCGCAAGCTAAGGAGATGATCTTTTGAGCAAAATCGTTTTATATCCCGCCAACGACTACGACTTCGATGCCGCAGACGTGGCGGCCTACCTTGCGGGCCTCACCTCGGGTGTGTTCAGCGGAGCTGAGGACTTCCCGGTGACAGCCGCAGGCGGGCTGACGGTCACCGTGGGCGCGGGCCGTGGCTGGGTGCACCCCAGCCGTTTCACCGGCTACTCCATCACAAAGCGGGAGGCCGACACCCTGACCCTGCCGCTGGCCGACCCGTCTCTCCCCCGCATCGATCTCATCGTCATGCGCTATGATGCCGGTGCCAGAGCCGCCAGCCTGCAGGTGCTGCAGGGCACGGCATCCAGCACACCCACGGCCCCGGCCATCTCCCGCACCGAGCTGATCTACGACCTCTGTCTTGCCGAGATCACCCGCCCGGCAGGCTCCACCGCCGTCGCCACCGGCCAGATCACCGACACCCGGCTGGACGAGGCGCTCTGCGGCATCGTGCGGGACGGTGTGACCGGCATCCCCACCGACGAGCTGCTGGCCGCTGCCAGGGAGCGCATCGGTGAGCTGGAGGAGAAAGCCACCACCAGTGCCGCTGCCGCCAAGGACAGCGCGGAAGCCGCCAAGAGCAGCGAGACCAAGTCCGCCGCCAGCGAGAAGAACGCCAAGACCAGTGAGACCGCCGCCAAGCAGGCCCTGCAGGACACGGAGACGGAGCACACCGCCGCCTTGCAGGACATCGCACGGGCCCGCACCACGGCCCTGAACGACGTGGTAGCTTCCACCAAAACGGCCACCGCTGCGGCAAACATTGCCACCCAGCAGGCCACCGCCGCTGCGGGGAGCGCTTCCACCGCCGTCACCAAGGCCGGGGAGGCAGAGAAGAGCAAGACGGCAGCGGCTACCTCTGCTACCAATGCAAAAGCCAGTGAGGAAGCATCCAAGAACTGGGCGGAGGAAGCTAAAAAGGCGGCAAACACCGACACGACCGTCTCCATCGCAGGGGCCCCCGCCGATGCTGCGGCGACCCGGGCGCTGATCAAGGAGATGCTCGCTGCCCAGCGGGAAGAGGACTACAAGAGAGTCAGGTACTGGGCCAGCAACGACCCCACCAGCCCGGCAAGTTTTATCGGCGGCACATGGGAGCGCGTCGAAGGTGAGTTTATCATGGGCGCTTCCAGTGCCTACCCTGTGGGCACCACCGGCGGCAGCGCCACCCACACCCAGACTACTGCCGAAATGCCGAGCCATAGCCATAGTGGCAGTACCGGCAGCGCAGGCTCCCATAGTCATAGTGCATGGACTAGCGGAGCTGGAGGACATAGCCATACAGTCAGTGCAGCACAGAAAAGCAAATATTACGATACTCAATTCACTTTCGGCAATACAACTGATGAAGGATATGGTGGTTCAGCCACACCTGGAACTCCTACCACATCTTGGGTCGAAGACCATACACACGGTGTTGGCATGAATGCCGCAGGAGCCCACACCCATACCGTGAGCATCGGCAGCACCGGCAGCGGGCAGGCAATGAGCGTCCTAAACCCTTACTATGCCCTGTACATCTGGGTGCGGGTGGATGATGCAGCATGAAAGGAGCGCACATGAAAATTATTGACGAGACTGGCATTGTGCTGACCACTGAGCCGGATCTGGAAGCGGGCTATCTGGTGGAAGATGTGGAAGTCGTTCACCATGATGCCGTAGAGGGCACAGCTCCGCAGTGGCACAGAGAGACCGCAAAGCTGCCGGACGGCTCTCTCGCCATCTACTACCGGGATGGTAAAGAGATTGGCCGAGACATGGTGAAGGTCATCGATGTGCCCGGTGTTGACCCTCAGCCCGCCTGGGATGAGGAAGTGCCTGTGATGCGGTACATCCGCTACACCGCCGACGAGCTGGCCCAGCGGAAAGAGCAGGCCGAAGCCGCCCGCAAGCGGCAGGAAGCGCTGGACAAGCTGCCGGAGACGCTGGAAGCGCTGAAAAACGAAAACGAAATGCTGAAGCAGTGCTTGCTGGAAATGAGCGAGACTGTCTATGCGTAAAATCACACAAAAAATCGAAAGGATGGTATTTATGATGGCTATGTTATGGGCACAGGAAATTATGTCTGCTGAGACTATGGAGGAGGCAAAGGCTCTGTATGAGCGCTGCCCCCGCTTGCTGAAGGAGAAGGTCAAGGCAATTCTCGTCAAGAGCGGCTTTGAGGAAATCACACAGTAAGGAGGCGCAGAGCAATGGATGATCTGAAGGTGCGCATCACACTGGGTGACACGACCCTGGAGGGAACATTGGACGAGCTGCTCGAGAGCGGAACTTTCAAAATGGAGTATGACCAGGCAGGGCTTAACAAGATCGTGCAGGAAGCTGTTGCCCTACAGAGAGCTGAGTATCAGAAAGACCCGCAGCATTACCATGTGCATACCCTGACCATGGACGAGCTACCGCATCATCCCTGCACAGCAAAACCGGGAGCGCATACATTCGGCAGTGAAATGTATGGGATTCGACATTTCAATGCATGGCCAATCTGCAGTGGAAAGCATGTCACGATTTGGCCCAATGATGACACCGGTACGAGTTGGCGAGTTTATGTGGGAGGCACTTTGAATACTGCAAAGGATGCGCAGAGCAATGCCCAGAACCATACTTGACGTTTCCCGCTGGCAGGGCCGCATTGACTGGGACACGGTCAAGGCAAGCGGCCTTGTCTCCGGCGTGATGATCCGCGCCATGGGCAACAGCAAAGAGGGCAAACCCAGTAAGCCCTACATCGACCCCTACTTTGCCCGCAACTATGCCGAGTGCACCCGACTGGGCATCCCGGTGGGCGTGTACGGCTACTTCAAGGCCACCACCAAGGCACAAGCCGACAAGGAGCTGGCCCTGTTCGGGCAGGCGCTGGGCGGCAGAACCTTCCAGCTGCCGGTGGCCGTGGACATCGAGGACACGCTGCAGGCGGCCCTGAGCAAGTCTGCCCTGACTGAAATCGTGACCCACTGCCTGGGCGTGGTGGAGAGTTGGGGCGTGTACGTTCTTCTCTACACCGGCCTGCATTTTGGCCAGACCAACCTCTATATGGGTGGCGCGGCCCTCAAGCCCTACGACGTGTGGCTGGCGGCCTACCGCACCAAGAAGCCCACCCCCGACTGGGCCTTCGGGATGTGGCAGTACACCAACAGCGGCAAGATTCCCGGCATTGCCAAGGGCGCAGACTTGAGCGTGGCCTACAAGGACTATGCGGGCATCATCCAGCGCAAGGGGCTGGGCAAAGTGAAAGGAGAATGACAATGAAAAATGAGATTTGTGCGGCCATCGGCATTGTGGGCGGGGCCATTGCCAGCCTGCTGGGCGGCTGGGACACGGCGCTGCAGACGCTTATCATCTTTATGACGATCGACTACATCACCGGCCTGATCGTGGCGGGGGTGTTCCACACCAGTCCCAAGACCAAAACTGGAACCCTTGAGAGCCGGGCAGGCTGGAAGGGTTTGTGCCGCAAGGGCGTGAGCTTGTTGGTGGTGCTGGTGGCCTGCCGTCTGGATGCGGTCATCGGGAGCTCCTTCATCCGGGACACAGTGGTGATCGCCTTTGTGTGCAACGAGACCATCAGCATCATCGAGAATGCCGGGCTCATGGGCGTGCCCATCCCGGCGGCGTTGACCAAGGCCGTGGATGTGCTCAAGCAGAGAGCAGAAGAGACGGAAAAACATTAATATATAGCAGAAACGCCCCCATATTTCGGATACTATCCGGGATATGGGGGCGTTTCTGCTTTTAAGACCATAAAAAGTTATTATATTCTTTGGCCAATACGTTTTTTATCAATTAGTTTATAAATTGATTCAAGTGAGCTTTGCACCTCTTCCCAAAACTTTCGCTGGTCATTTTCTGAAGGCAGTGGATGATTACCGGCCTCTACAATCATATCCTCGAGCTTCCCACATTGCTTTGTCAGCTCTTCAAAGAACACACTATCATCATATTTATAAAATAGTGAAGAAACATTCATGCTTGTGAGAACATTGCAGAGATTATTCCCATCACGCAAATAACCTCCACCATCAAAATCAAGAATTGAACAAGTCCGTAAAAAGTAGACAATAGACAA